AAGAATACTTCATGGCGTTATTCAACGCATTTGAATCAAGACATGAGGATCATATCAAAGCATACGGATCAAATAATCATTTGAGACTAACAGGACAATACGAGACTCAGTCAATTGATAAGTTCAGTTGGGGTGTATCTGATCGTGGAGCGTCAATTAGAGTTCCACAAGACACCGCAAAAGAATGGAAAGGATATGTTGAAGATAGAAGACCAGGGTCAAATGCCGATCCATATAAGATCATTTGTGAAATTGTTAAATCATTAGATGTTACGCAACTACTTTATGATACAAAAACTATGATCAATAAAGAAGTTGATTTGAATGGTCTTAGTGAAAAGTATGGAACTATGTCTAATGATGAATTGTTAAAAGAATATAGAGAAGAAGAATAATGGTTAATGGATGGGCGTTATTAGTGGGGGTAGTTTTTGGATTTTTAGCTCAAATTGGAACGTTCTTTCAACTTCAAGGACCTTTGAAATATGAATGGATTAAAAATCATTATTGGATAATGGTAATGATGGGTATTCCAATATCAATGTTGTTTATGTATTCAGTTAAGAATATGATAATCGCATACAATGGTCAAATGTGGCCTTCAAGGTTGATTGGGTTTAGTATTGGGGCTGTTGTTTTTACATGGTTAAGTTGGTTGATTTTTAAAGAACCTTTAACATTAAAAACCATAGTTTGTTTGATTTTAGCAATAGGAATTTTAATAATACAATTATTTTGGAAATAGAATGGAAAATAAAGAACATGTAAATCACCCAGAACATTATGGAGGAAAAAATAATGAATATGAAGCGATCAAAGTGATCGATGCTTGGGATCTAGGGTTTAGTTTAGGAAATACAATAAAATATATAAGTCGTGCAGGAAAAAAAGGAAAAAACAAAGAATTGGAAGATCTACAGAAAGCCTCGTGGTATCTCCAACACCACATCGAACAACTCGAACAAAAAATCAACTCTGAATCAAGAGATTAACATCTTAGATGCGATCACCACACCAAACGAATTAATTCGTGAAACCCTTATCAACTTTACTTGGGGGTTTTTAGGAAATTCTATTGTTGTTTTTGTTGCAAAAGAACTGGACTTTTTAGTTTTAATAAACTATATTGTTTATTACATTTTAATTTCTTATATTGTGAATAGAAATAAGTATGAAACTATATTAGGTAAGTTTATTATTCTTCCTGGATCAGCGGCGGCAGGTGCTTTTACAGGGTATAAATTGGCACAAATAATATCAAATTTTTTATAACATGGACTATTACAAAATTATACTTGGTGGTCGAGGATCCGAAGTTTATCCTTTCGAATTGAATGAAGAACAATATGAAAGTCTTCTTGATGGGAATGTTGAAACTGATGGTTTAGATTATGATGATATATGTCAAATTTTAAATATCGAATCATATTTTGATTGTATAAATGAGACCATTATGGGGCCATACACAGAAGAGCTCTATATGAGAGTCGAGGATTTAAACGGTGTTATCTTATATGAAACTGAAGGTGTCGATTATGACAAGTGTAGTTATAGAGAATTATATAATGAAAATAAAAAATATCTCTTTATTGAAGATTATTGTAAAGGACAACATATAGTTTATGATATTCCTTTAGAGGAAGAATTTGACATTTCCAAATTAAAATTCAAAGTTGTAGACATTTCAGAAAGAATTGAAATTGTTGAAGGTATTTCTTACGAAGGTCAAGATTTTGAAATATACAAAGGATATGGAACAACAGATAGTAAAGGCATGTATTACACATTAAAACAAGAATATAAAAATGATTGAAACAGGAAAAATAATAAACGGTGATTGTATTGAGGTAATGAAGACATTACCGGAAGGGTCTGTAGATTTGGTTTTAACTAGCCCGCCTTATGGTGTTGGGATTGATTATGATGTCCATGAAGATGATGTTGAATTTAACGAATACGTTGAGTTTGCAAAATCTTGGTTGTCGGAAGCATACAGAGTATTGAAAGATGATGGTAGAATTAGTCTGAATATTCCGTATGAAATCAATCGACAGAAAAAAGGTGGTCGTATCTTTTTTGTGTCAGAAATGTGGCAGATTATGAAAGAGATCGGGTTTGGTTTCTTTGGTATTGTTGATTTAGAAGAACAATCACCACATAGAAGTAAGACAACAGCTTGGGGTTCTTGGATGAGTCCTAGTTCTCCATACATTTATAACCCGAAGGAGTGTGTTATTTTAGCTTATAAAAAACAACACATCAAAAAGGTTAAGGGTCAACCACAATGGACTGGTGAATTAACTGAAGTTGAAAAAGAAGACGGAACCAAAAGAAACAAAATGGTTTATAGTGAGAATGATAAAAAAGAATTTATGGATCTTGTCTTTGGTCAGTGGAATTACTTTGCAGATACTAAATCACTCACCAAAGCGACTTTCTCGCTTGACATACCGACCAAAGCAATTAAAATATTGTCCTACAAAAACGATATAATTCTTGATCCTTTCGCTGGTAGCGGGACCACTTTAGTCGCTGCGGAAATATTAGACAGACGTTGGTTAGGAATTGAGTTATCCCCAAACTACGTTGAGGTGGCAAAAGAAAGAGTAAAGGCATTTATGAAAAATCAATAAATTCTATTACCTTTTTTAATGTTATCAATTGACCACAGTGGTTGGAGGTTTGTATAATGACAAAGTTTATAAACCTCCTCCACATTTTTTGCCGACGAGAGAGGTATTTTATGGTCAATATGGATTTTAGAACCCATTAACTCCCAAGACATACCATCCACAAATAAATTTTCAATATAATTTCTAAGAAATTCAGGTGAACAACCAATAAGATCAAAAGTTTTATCTATCTTATCTATTTTATTTTTTTTAAGGTAATTATATATTCGTTTTCTTGATATGTGTTTTATATAAAACAATGTGTCAGTTTTTATTTTAAATTTACAATAACGATTCTTACGTAATCTTATATTTTCTTTATTATCTTTATGATATTGTTTATTCTTTGAAAGAATTGTTTCACGATTATTTAAATAATATTTTTTTCTTAGTTCAATTATACGGTCTTTATTTTTTTCCCTATAATCTTTCATATATTTAGTTATATTGTCTTTATTTTTCTCTAAATATATTTTATGTGTTTCTTTATTATTTAGTCGGTATTTTATTGATTTATTATGGTTGCAAATTTTACAATAATACATCAAACCGTCTTTAGATGATTTTAATTTACCAAAATCCACCAAAAATTTCTCTTCCTTACATTTACTACAAATCTTTGTTACCATAATATGTTCTCAATAATTTTTCAATTAGTTTAGATTTATTTGTTAATTGATTCTCCATTTTTTTGTTTAAATCTGGACTTAAAGTTATTGATATTTTAACTTTTTTTTCTTCAATAGGTTTTAATCTTTTCATATATTATAAATATCAGTAAAATAAGTAAAATACTACTTTTACGTAAAAAAAATAGATAAAAAGTTAAAGTTGAAGAGTTAGACTAAGTCAACTTTATCACCTTCTTTGATATTATATTTTTTACAAGATCCACCTGAAAGTTCTAAAACAAGATTACCACTTCCTTCGTATCTATCACATTCATCTGTGATACAAGGTTTACAATTATGATGAATTTTTATAATCTCATCATCGTTGATAAAAATTATGTCTAAATGAACCAAACAATTTTTCATCCAAAAAGAGTGAGGTTCATCATCCATAAAAAATAACATACCGTCAAATGATCCGTCAAATCTTTTTCCCATCATACCTTTTTGTATGTCTTTTGATGTTAATAATGTTTTAACGTCAAAAAGACTATCATTTACCTTTACCTTCATATTTATAAATATCTATGGTTAAATTTAAAAAATGGGCTGGTATAATTTTAAAACATAACGATGAGGTTTTGTTGTGTAAAAGAGCACCCGAAAAGTCTTTACCAAATACTTGGTCAATACCTTCAGGTCATGTCGAACTTGGTGAATCACCAGGTCTTGGTGCTGTAAGAGAGTTTTATGAAGAAACTAATATCGAACTTGATAATAAAATTGACTTTGTTGGGTTTATAAACAAATATAAAAGAGACGGAACGAAAAAAGGTCATATGTTTGTTTTTAGAAAAGACACAGAAACAAAACACGAACCTGATTTAGAAAAAGCCCACGATGGATTTGAACATACTGAGTGTAAATACTTTTCAATGGAAGATCTACCCATTCAAAAGGAAAATGAAGAATTGATGGAACTTATTAAAAAAGTTTTGAAATAATTTGAATTATAATTAAAAGTTCATTATATTTGTAGAAATATAAACCAAATGATAAAATTAACATTTCAACATACCGTAACAATAATGAACGAAAAGTTCGGAAATTTATTAACCGAATCTTTTGTTGACCCAATTCAGTTTAAAATATTTTTAAAAATGATTGATGGGGCTTTGAATCTTAAAGAAGATCTTTCGTTTTATGACGGGAACACATTTATGGTTCATATTCCACACAAAATATTAAAAGAATCTGTAATTTTGACTAACGTGAAAGAAGTCACTATGGCAGAGCAAGTAAGAAATAAAATTGAAACATTAGTATAAATGAAACATATAACATCACTTTTTTTATTGGTTTTACTAATCACTTCTTGTGTGAAAGAAGACGTAACTCCACAACAACCATTACCACCACAACCCATAATTACTGACACAACAACTGTGGACTCTACCATAAGTCTAAAAAACACAACTTGGGTTATTACAAAGATTTTAAATACTAGCTTCAATCAAGAACTTAGATCTGATACACTTGTTTTTATTTCAAATAATGTGTATTCTTTCAATGGAGTTCAATCAACATATAACTTGTATTCAAATGCTTTCGGATATTCTTTAACTTTGAACAACACGCCTTGGGGTCATATTAGTGGAACTATATATGATTACAACTTGACACAAGGTTTAATTGAAAATTGCCAATTCAAAAACTATTTTACAGGACAAAATGGCGTTAAAATTTGGATGGTAAAACAATAGTTTCCTTGTTCTTTTAAAAACAAGGTGGTGGAGAAATGACACATTCGGTGTCGACCAAAAATAAAGGTGGGAATTTTTCTCACCTTTTTTATTTTTCATGGTATTTATATTAAAAATATCATTTATGAAAAAAGATCTTTTCAAAATCAACGAAGAAGACAGAAATAGAATTTTGGAAATGCATATAACGGCAACCAAAAATAAATATTTGTTTGAACAGGGAACACCAACTCCGGCACCTACAACACCAACACCCGCACCTACAACACCTACAGCGGCAAGATACACAACAGCAACTTGTGCAGGAAAAAAACCTAACTGCCAAGAAAAAGTTTTAAAAATTCAAATTAGAATGAATGATGAATGTCCTTCAGAAGTCTTGACCACAAAACTTGTTGAAGATGGGGCTTGGGGAGCAAAAAGCTCAACAGCATGGGAAGCTTGTAAAAGTAAATTAAAACCAACAAAACAAGCACCAACAACCCCTACCGATCAAAAACCGGCGGTAGACAATACAACAAGTCAAGATACAATGAACCAAATGTTTAATAATTAATAAGATGGGAAATATAATACTAACAGAAAGCCAATATTCAAGAATAAAAAATATTTTAATTGAGAATGCTATCAATAAAAGTTTATTAAATGAACAAACAGATGATTTTAGTTACACGATTCCACAAGAATATGTTAGATTTACAAATGCTAATGATATCACTGCCAATTATTTGAAAATATTTAAAGGTGCAAAATTTATACCTGATTCTAAAGGAAATTTAGTTGCAAAAACAAAAATACAATTTACAACTGTGATTGATGGTATTGTGCAATCATCTTATAATGATGGTGATGACGCTGATGACGCAAGAGAACAGAAATTATATACTTATGATACTAATTTAAAATATAATTGTAAAGAAGGAAAAATGATAACCGACAAAGCTCCGGGACAAAAGTATTATGCAGATACTAATGACTCAAAGAATGTGGTTGAAAAATTGAATGGTCTGTGTCGTAAACCAAAAAGTCAAAAAAGTAGTTATGGAACTGAGGCCGTTGGAGGTGGTTTAGGTTATACACAAAAATATGGTCAACCAATAACAAGTCAAGATGGTAAAAAAATGACAATACCAAAAGGAACAGGTTATGTCCCTAAAAAAGATGGTGCTGGTGCTAGTTTTAAACTTGGAAATGATTTTGGTTGGTTTGATTGTAAAACTAAAAACTTTGTGATAAATAAAGTTAAATATACTAGTGATACTTTATCTAAAACACTATCGGCAAAATTGTGTAAATCTGAAACCCCAACACCAACACCTGGTGGAGGTGGAGGAACTATTACACCTGGTTCAAAAGGAGGAGGAGGGTCTTCTATAGCACTTCCACCTGATATTGATTTATATATTTAAAATATAAATAATTTATATAATATTTATTAAAAAAAAAGAAATGAAAAATAAGTTACATATGACAGAAAGTGAAATGAAAAGAATACTTTCGCTTCACAAAGAAAGAATTGATAAAGAAAGAAAAATTATTAAAGAACAAAATGAAGGGATCGAAGAAGATGTTGATCCAGGACAATCTACAGGTAGAATCATGGCTGGAGCAGGAGGTGGAGCTGCACTTGGTGCTGGTATTGGTTCAGTAGTTCCAGTTGTTGGAACCGCACTTGGAGCCGTTATGGGTGCTGGTGTTGGTGCTTTAGCAGGTTGGTTAACAACAGGAGGTGGATATGCCGAAAGAGTTCAAAAATTATTTAAATTTTGTAGAGATCACAGATCAGATTTAACTAAACCTGTAAATTCAATAGATAGAATTAGAGATATTGCAGATAACTTAAGGGCCGCAGTTTCAGGTCTTGGAACTGATGAAGTTTTAATTGCAAAAAATCTTAGAAAACTCAAAACAATTCCTGATCTTTGTAAGTTGAGTCAAGTATATAATCAAAGATACAATGAAACTTTATTTGACGCATTAAATGGTGATATTGACCAAGATGGTGAATGGAGAGATTTTGTATGGATTCCACTTTCTGAATTAACAAAAAACACAAAAAAAATAGATCCTTCCAAGTTAAAAGAAAACGCAAAAAAATGTGGTTGGGGTAGTGATATTGATGGTTATAGAAATTCAGGATGGAGATGCCCAAAAGATAAAAATGTGATTCCTAACCCAAATCCTAATCCAAGTCCATACCCACCAAACCCTGTTCCTGGAGGTGGCGGATATTCGTTTGATTACGAAAAAATAATGAAAGAGATCAATTCAAAATGTAAAGGAACACCAACACCTGGTGGAGGTGGAGAAGAAGAAATTCAAAATATTGAATGGAGTGTAACTGACGTGAATCAACCAACACAAGACACTAAAGTTTCTTCAGAAACAATTAACAAATTATTTAAATAATTAAAATATGGAAAAGAGAAGATTATTAGAGCAGACCATGAGTCAAATTAAAGAAGTTCAAAGTAAATTAAATAGTTGTTTTAATGCTGGTTTAGTTGTTGACGGAAAACTAGGACCCAAAACCGCAAACGCAATTATGAAACATCTCGGTATTAATATATCGAATTAATATTTCAAAAATTCACATAAAGGGAGTTTAACTCCCTTTTTTTATGCTATTTTTTTTCTTATCTTTGTTTTATGGAAAAAATAATTTATTTAGTGAGAGGTTTGCCAGGATCGGGTAAATCAACATTTGCAAAAACTTTGGGTGGAGAACATTACGAAGCCGATATGTTTTTTATAGATGGGAACGGTGAATATAAATTTGATGGCTCAAAAATTAAATGGGCTCACGAGTGGTGT